CGTAGAACAGGTTTTAGATGCAGTTAATACTGAGTGGCATAGAACGCAGAGATAACGTCTTAAAACGCTTACAAACGCATTGTAAGGGTACTTTAACAACAGAATGGGATGGTAAGTCAATTCCTGTGGTTGTTGGCAATGGAAGTGGTGCTGATAAGATACAAATTGAGTGTAGAAAGCAAAACATACCCTATATTCTTATAGATCATGGTTACTTTCATAGAAGTTTTGATCTTGACTGGGCTAGGTTTTGTGTAAATAACTATCATTGTACAGACTGGCGCACTTCAGATAAACAAATACCTGAAGTTAAAGAATATAGATCAGGTGAAAACGTAGTTATACTACCGCCTGCTGATAAAATAGCTTATATCTACCAAGCTGCAGACTGGTTAGACAAAAAAATAGAAGAAATACGCAAATATACCGAACGCAAGGTCATAGTTAAGCGAAAAGGTGAAGGTGACTTTAACCAAGCTGTAAAAAATGCTCATGTCGTTGTAAGTTTTGGTAGTGTTGCAGATGTAGAAGCAAGTATTCGTGGTATTCCGGTGATTGTATCAGAGCATAGTCCGGCCATACCTATTTCAAACAAAATTCAAGATATAGAAAACTTAAAATACCCAGATAGAACTGAATGGTTACGCTCATTGGCTAGTGCTGAATGGCATAGAGATGAGATGGACAAATGCTGGGAAAGATTAAAGGGACAATTAGATGGCATTTACAAATTATAGTTCATTTGTTACAGTAGTAGAAAACTACTTAGCAAGAACAGACTTAAGTTCACAAATACCTGACTTCATTCAGTTAGCACAAACAAGAATGTCACGTGACTTAAGAACTGAAAAGATGCTAAAAGTAGCTACTGCACCTATAACTGCAGGTGATGGAACTGTAGCAGTACCTTCAGATATGTTAGAGGTTAGAGAAATACATATACAAGGTAACCCTGTAGTGCGTGTAGCTTATCAAAGTCCAGACTTATTTTTTAAAGACGGTCTTACAACGACTTCAGGTATATCTGTATTTTTTACAATGTTAGGCTCTGAATTTCAGTTTGCTCCTGTTCCAAATGGTTCACAAACTGTTCAAATTCTATACTATGCTCAACCTACATTTATATCAACAACAACAGCTAGTAACTTATATCTAGCTAATTACCCAGACGCTTTATTATACGCAACTCTAGCAGAAGCAGAGCCATATTTGATGAATGATGGTCGTATTCAAACATGGTCAGCTTTATACGATAGAGCAATTGCTAACATTAAGACAAGCGACTTGGGCCAAACATACCCATATACTTCATTAAACGTAACACCACGATAAGGAAAACAAAATGGCAGAAATTTCAAACTACTTAGAAAATGCAATTATCAATGCAACTCTAAGAAACACAACATATACATCACCAGCAACTGTGTATGTATCATTATGGACTTCAGATCCTACAGATGCAGGTAGTGGTACAGAAGTATCAGGTGGTTCATACGCTAGAACAGCAGTCACATTTGGCGCACCTTCTAATGGCGTGTCAACAAATAGTGCAGCAGTAGAATTCCCACAAGCCACAGCTTCATGGGGAAGTATTGGATGGATAGGTATTAATGATGCTTCTACATCTGGTAACTTACTTTACCATACAGCATTAGATACAGCAAAAACTATTGACTCAGGTGACATATTTAAAATTGCTACAAGCAATTTATCTGTAACATTAGCTTAAGGTAAATTATGCCAGTACCAATGACGCTAGAAGAGCTAGACGTTTATGGTAGCTTGGAAAATGTACCATATAGTTTAGATAACACGTTTTATAATAATGGCACTACAATATGTGGTCCATGGACACTAGATCAATTAGACTATTTTGGAAGTTTAGATAACTTACCATTCTCACTAGATGATCCAGTATGGACAACTGGTGCATGTTTTAATTTAGCTACCGGTGCAATATCAGGTGATGCTACAGTAGCAACAAATGCTATTAGAGTTAGAACAGATAGCGGTGCTATCACAGGTAATGCAAGCGTTACTGCAGATGGTATTAGAATATTAGTAGGCACAGGAAGTATTACTGGTAATGCGACAGTAACTTCAGACGCAATACGTATAAGAACAGATAGTGGCTCTATTAATGGTACTGCTACTGTAACAGCAGATGGCGTAAGAGTATTATCAGGTAATGCAAGTATTACAGGTGACGCTACTGTTACTTCAGATGCTATACGTATTAGAACTGATAGTGGTTCTATCACAGGCAATGCGACTGTTACTGCTAACGCTGCAATAGTATTAACAGGTAGCGCAAGTATTACAGGTAATGCAGACTTAGAGGCCAATGTTACAAGAATTACATTTGACTCTGCAAGTATATTAGGTGAAGCTACAGTCACAGCTAACGGTGCTAAAGTCGTATCATCTAGTGGTGCTATTACTGGATATGCTTTATTAACAGGCATAGGCAATGCTATCTATGAAAGCTCAGGTAGTATTACAGGTAACGCTACAGTCACAGCAAATGGTGTTCGTATATTATTAGGTGACGCATCTATTACAGGTAGTGCAACTGTCACAGCAGATGGTTTAAGAATTAGAACATCTACAGCAGATATTACAGGCAATGCCACAGTATCAGCCGTAGGTGGTGTAGAGTATTCAGGCAATGCAAGTATATTAGGAACAGCACTTCTTACTTGTTCACCTAATGCTATTTTATATGGCGTAGGTAGTGTTACAGGCAATGCAAATATAATTGCTAATGGCATCATACAAGGTAAAAACTGGACTCCTATTACACCTGGATCAGAGTCATGGAATGTTGTAACACCAAGTAGTGATACTTGGACAGAAATAACAGCAGGTGCAAGTTCATGGACTGATATATCTCCAGGATCAGACACATGGACAGCAACAAGTTCAAGTAGTAATACGTGGTATCAACAAATTTAAGGAACAATTATGGCAAAAGATAAGATCAGTCAGTACGCATCCACAAGTGCTGGCGCAAATTTAAACACAGATATTGCAGGTATTAATATTGATGAGGGCTGCGCACCTTCTAATATTAACAATGCTATTAGAACACTAATGGCTCAAATTCGTGACTTGCAGTCAGCAGCAAGTGGAGACTCTATACCTATAGGTGCAGGTGGTACAGGTTCTACTACAGCATCTTCAGCAAGAGCAGCTTTAGGTCTTGCTATTGGTACAGATATTCCAAGCTATACATCTACAAACACATTTACACCTAAACAAATTTTTACAGGTACATCTAGTGTTATTTCATCTAAATTTACAAACGCTTTAGAGCTAGTTACAGTATCAGCTACAGCAGCTACAGGTACTATCAATTATGATGTGACTACACAGTCTGTGTTATACTATACAAGTAATGCAAGTGCAAACTGGACTGTAAACTTTAGAGGTTCTAGTGGTACATCTTTAGATACAGCTATGGCTACAGGCGAAGCTATTACAGTTGTATTTTTAGTGACACAAGGTTCTACAGCTTATTACAATAATGCAGTTCAAATTGATGGTAATTCTGTTACACCTAAATATCAAGGTGGTACAGCATGGACTTCAGGTAATGCTTCTTCTATTGACGCTTACTCTTACACTATCGTTAAGACAGGTTCAGCAACATTCACAGTATTTGCAGCTCAAACACAATTCAAATAGGAATTAACAATGTCATTATTGTCAAGACTAGCTATACAAGCCGCAAGAGCTTATGGCGTTCTATCATCTAAAAATACTAACGTACCTGCTGATTATCTTGTTGTAGCTGGAGGCGGTGGTGGTGGTAGTAATGCTTCATTTAGTGGGTCTGGTGGTGGAGGTGGTGCAGGCGGCTACCAAACTTCTACATTTACATTATCAACATTAAATACTTATACAGTTACTGTAGGTGCTGGTGGATCTGGCGGAGCTACAGGAAATAATATTGGTGCTAATGGCTCTAATTCTGTATTTTTAGGTACAGGTATTACTACAGTTACTTCTACAGGTGGTGGTGGCGGTGGTACATTTAATGTTAATGGTGCAAACGGAGGATCAGGTGGTGGTGCTGGATTTTGGAACGCTGGAACAGCAACTGTAGGCGGAACAGGAACATCTGGTCAAGGAAATAAAGGTGGTGATGCAACAACTGGACCAAGCGCATCTCCTTATGGCGCTTCAGGTGGTGGTGGAGCTAGTGCTGCAGGAGGTAATGGACATGGTGGTGCAGGTGGTAATGGCTCATCATCTAGTATATCAGGTTCTAGCGTAACATACGCTGGTGGAGGTGGTGGAGGAAACGAAGCTGCAGCAGCAGGTGCTGGTGGATCTGGTGGTGGTGGAGCTGGAGGAAGAAATGCTGGCGGAACTGCTGGTACTGCTAACACAGGTGGTGGAGGTGGTGGTTCTGGAGGAAGTGCTGCTGGAGTTGGCGGTGCAGGCGGTTCAGGCATAGTCATCATATCTTATACATCTGCTACACCTAAATTTACAGGTGGCACAGTTACTACTTCAGGTGGTAAACAAATACATACATTCACAGCTTCAGGTACATTAACACCTGCTACAGCAGTTACAGCTAGTTATTTAGTAGTAGCTGGTGGAGGTTCTGGTGGAGTTAATAC